GCGCCGCCTCGCCTGCGGCCAGCACGTCCGGCGGGATCTTGAGCATGGCGGCCCAGTCGGGATGGGCGTCCAGCTCGGCAAACCCCCGCGCCGCAATCGCGTCTAGCTGGCGGGCGCTTTCGTCCCACTTTTCCTCGTATCGACCTTCCCCGGTAAGCCACATGTCCATCGGCGAAACCGACGTGCCGGTCAGCGCCGCCTGCACGGTGGATCGCATCGCGTCAAAGGCGCTGGTATAGCTGCTGGCCATGTTGCCCAGAATGTCGCCTTGAGTATTGGCAGCCTCGGTCAGCGCTGCGATCTCGCTGTCGAGGGCATTGATGATCAAACGCTCCCGCGCAGCCAACTCGAACTCGGTCATGTTCGTTGCGCCACGGTACAGCAGCGCGAGCTGATCGGTGTAGCGGTCGAACATCCCTGTCAACGTCGACTGGTCGACGATACCCACGGCGCGCAATAATCGGCTCTCGACCTGGCTGGCCCCACCGGCAAACCCGGTCCCGATCTCTACTGTGGTCACTTCTTGCAACCCGGCCCGGACCGCATCGATGGCACCCTTGGCGTTGTACAGTGCCATAGCGTACTGGTACGCTTGCGGAACAGCGGCAGCGAAGGCATTCCCAACGCCTCGCAACACAGCCTCGACGTCGAGGCCCGTCCCTGCCATTTCCTGCTGTTCCTGGCTTACTTGCGCCGCCGCGCCAGCATACCGAGCGCCAGACGTCGCCGCCGCGACAAAGCTCGCCGGCAGGTCGACCCCCAGCGCATTGGCCAGCTCGACAACCTCCAGGTTCGTGGCCCCGGCGACTTGCCCCAGTTGGACCAGCTGCTCGCCGGTCAGTTTGACATTGGCGGATGGATCCCAGCCCAAAATGGGGACATCCCACCCCAAGGCCTTCTTGGCTGCCAGCGCAGCCTCGGCCATTTCCTCGAACCCGCCGCCCGCCTCCTTGGCCAGTAAGGCAGCATTTTCGAGGGGAACCTCCAAGTCTGAACCCATCGCACTGACAACATAGGTGAGTACCTTGGCCAATTCACCCAGCGACGGCGCCAGTTGCTCGCCGATGGTCAGCCTCAGGTCTTCCCAGGCTGCATTATACTGGTCGATCGCGTCCGCGGCATTCTCCGCCCGAGGCCCCAACACCCCCAGCTGCCGGGTGATCTCTTCCTGGATGGCAGCCAGCATTCCCTGTTCGCGGGTCAGACCTTGCGTCGCTTGCAGCTCTGCGGTTCGCGCCATAACGATCTGCCGAGACAGCCCAAAGTTGTCCAGCATGTTCGGGTTGAGGTTTTTGAGGAGCTGGGTCATTTCCTCGAGTCGCTGGTTGGCTGGGACTGTCTGGTTACCCAACCGGGTCGCGCCCTCTGCGAACAGGGCCATCTCCTCTGCCGTATCGGCCAAACCCATTTGCAGGAATTTAGTAGCCGCGGCCGCCGCGCTCATCTGGTCTACCGTCAGCCCTGTGGCCCGGCGGATGGCGTTGGCATAGTCATCTGCCGCAGCCGCCCCACCCGCGAATGCCTCGAGCTGGTCCTGGACGCGCAATGATGAAGCGCCCAGTTTGCCCAGCTCAATTGCAGCGGCGGCCGCCTTTTCCGCCGTGGCCAGCAAGGCCATGACCGTAACGCCCTTTAGCACACCGGCCAAGAGATTGCTCTGATCCGCAGCGTCGCCCATGCCCTGGCCCAGCTCGCGCGTTTTTTGTCGGGCCGCCGTGGCTGACGAATCAAACTCATCGGTCTTCAGACCCAGGCTGACGAATAGCCGTGCTACTGCGCCGCCGATTGCCATGTTAGAATGTTCTCCTCAACACGCTCACGTAATCCGGCAGAATTGGGTTCGCTTCGACCAGGTCCATCACCTCATCCACCGAGTAGGTCGAGTGCAGGAATTCGTTGATCATCCGGGTCTGCACCAACCACATCGCTCCAGGTGGAAATTCCGCGCTCGCGGCCATGTCGTTTTCGATCATCCAACACGCGCGCGCGAGCGCGGTCCTCAGTTTTTTCGCTCGAACCGTTCCCGCTCCGACCGCTCTTTCTGGTTCTGCCGCATGGCCCAGTTGATGATCTGCGGGTCAAAGTCCGGGCGATTCATCAGCTCCCACAGTGCCGCAGCGTCGGGGACCGGGATACTGACCGGCTGCCCATCTTCCGTCATGGCACCCGGTATATGAACGGCCTCCAGGATCGTCGCCAGGCCCACCAGATAGGCCGTCTCCTCTGGCTTGGGGTCTTTTGGCTGTTCATAGTCGATCATCGGCGCGTTCAGCCAGAATTCTACTTCCAGCCCCGGGTAGCCGATCGGCTCGCAGTCATACCGTGTGGTCAGTTTTGGTAGTTTTAGTTTTGGCATAGCGCTATGGCACCGTGTAGGTCCCCTCAGCCACTGACCCGATGGCCGAGAACTCTGCATCCCACTTGACCGCGCCTTCTACTTCAATCGGCTGGCTGCGCCGAACCAGGACGGCGTCGCTCACGGTCCTCATCGGAAGGCCGTTTGTCTTGCCCTCGGGATAGATGACCAGGTTGGCCTGGGCGCCGATGGGGTACAGCCAGATGTCGCTGGCGGCCCCGCTCTCGTCCCAGGCGCTGACGGTCACCTTGACCTTGGGTTGCCCCGGTAGGCCTTCCAGCGAAACCAGGTCCGTATCGCCGGCGTGGGTGACGTCGATCTCCTTTGGCTCGGCGGCCTCCTCGCTGATCTCAACCTTGGTGAGTGTGGCGCTGATGTCAGTGGTGAACTCGACGACAACGTCATTGCCTTTGTATTCTGCCATGCTTCCTCCTTACACGGTCCCCTCAGCCACTGACCCGATGGCCGAGAACTCCGCGTCCCACTTGACCGCGCCTTCTACTTCAATCGGCTGGCTGCGCCGGATCAGCGTGGCGTTGGCAATCGTTCTCTTGGGTTTACCCGCACTGTTGCCCTCGGGATAGACCACCAGCGCGTACTTGTCGCCAATGGCATAGTTCCAGATGCTACTCGTCCCCCCGCTCTCGTCCCAGGCGCTGACAGTCACCTTGACCTTGGGTTGCCCCGGTAGGCCCTCCAGCGACTGGAGACTGGTATCGCCGGCATGGGTGATGTCGATCTCCTTTGGCTCGGCGGCCTCCTCGCCGATCTCAACCGTTGGTCGCGGTGGCGCTGATACTCACCGCGTTGGAACGTTACGGCGAGGTTATTGCCTTTATATTCTGCCATTTCAGTTACTCTCCCTTACGTGAAAAAGATAGATCCCACCGATGTGCCACAACACAAGGCCGTCTGGCCGGTATTCGGGATAATCCACACTGGTCACCCGCTCCGCCCACGGCACGTCGTGCCCGGCAACGGTGAGCGACGCGCCTTCGATGGCTGTGTCCACGCCCTCGCTCATACTGAGCGCCGTCGCCCGGCTCAGACTGATAGCCGTGATCTGGTACTCGTAATCGTAGCCGCGCAGCCGGTGATGCTCGTCTGTCCCGCCCGCCGGGGTGATGATCACATAGTCAAACCCATCGGACATGACCGACCCGTTGAACACCGATTCAGTCAGCGCGGTGTCCAACACACCATAGATTTGCGCCTCCAGCACAGCCTTTGGATCGGCCATATGGCTATCCCCCCAGCTCCCGGCACACCTCGCGCACAGCGATCACAAACGAATCTTGTACCGCGAACAGCGCGTCCCGCGCGAAGTGGAGCCCGGCAAAGTAGGTCTCTCTGCCGTTCTTTTCTGTGCGCGTCCAACCCAGCTCGCCATAGATCGCATACTCTGTCGCGGGCCCGATGTCGCGTTGCAGCTCGCCGGCGTTGCTCACCGCCACGCTGTTGGTCGTCGCGCCCGTGTCGAAAAAGCCGCGTTGGATGATGTTCGACTTCATCCGTCCTTCGACGTCCCGAGCCATCTTTTCGAGCACCCCGATCAGGCCCAGTTTCAGCCGTGTACTGAGCGAATCCAACCCCAGATCTTCCAGCGTGACCGTTACGTTCTCACTTTTGTACAACGTCTCAGCCAACTCTGTTTACCCCCACCCGCTGTCCCAGGTTCCAACTCTTGACCGCGTCGATGCCCACCACTTCGTAGGCATCCGCGCCGATCAGAACCTGGTCGCCGGGCTCGATAACCTCATCATAGGCCAGGGTCAGCACCCAGTCGCCGACGTGGGTCGCCTTTTCGCCCAGGATGCGCTCCTGGACGGTCCTGGCTGCCAGCCGGCAGGCCACGCCCGTGGCGCGATTGGCCCACGTGCGCGTCGGCGCGCCAATGCTGTCTCGGCCTACGGTGGCGCTCTGTATGGTGCAGGTATCCGGCAGCGCGCTTTCGACAGTCTCTCGCATCGCGGCCAATTCCGTAGCAGACAGCATCACACCTCCTCACCCAACGAGTAGGGGTATTCGGGTTCGGGCCGTACTGTGATCGTGGCCGGCTGTCGGCGGGCCCAGTAGAAGCGGGCCATCTGGGCCGCCTGGCTGTAGGCCTGGGAGCGGTTGAACTGGGACCCGTCAGCGGAAAAGTCAAAGGTTGAGGCAGCGACTGCCGCCTTCTCATTCCAGATGTCACCGGCGGCGGCGTTCAGGTCGTAGGTGGGAACCCACTGGGGATTGACTACTTGGGCCGGCGGCGTGGCGGTTGTATCCCATGTAAAGGGCTCCTCGCCCCGTTCGTCGATGCAGGGCCGCGCCTCGATGTAGTCTGCAATGTCCTGGTCGGTGTACACGCCGGCGGTTGGCTCTGCGACCATCCGCCGTACCTTTGCGATCTGTGCCGCCGTCGCTGACATCGTTCCCTCCTCGTTACGATTACACGTCGAGCCGGATGTACTCGATGTAGATGTCGGCATCCAGGCCCGCGGTTGTGGCCGACCCCGTAAAGACCAGGAACTCGTTTGCCGCCCACAGAGCCGTCGGCGAATCGGTCTCCGCGACCTGTGCCGCAGGCAGGAACGTCAAATCCCCGCCGCAGGCAGCATCGATAACCGACATCGCTGAGCAGATGTCACTAACAGCCGCGCCCGATGCGCCGACACCAATGTTCAGATTTGCAGCGCCTGTTGAGCCGGTGCGGGCATACATGAACGCTCGAATAATGCCCAGCGGCACGCCCTCTGGATTGGCAAACTCGCCCTACCCGCCGTTGGCCGTAGAAGTTGCGCCGGTCAGGGTCAGCACCAACCAACCCTTCTGGTCAGCCGCAGAACTCAGTGCAATAGTCATCGTTCCCTCCTAGACGAGATAGTAGGCCTTTACAGCAGTCCCGTTCAGGACGCTGTTCAGGTCTACGGTATTGGACGCCAGGGCCGTCGGGGAGACGGTCACCGTGGGCGCCGTGGCTTCCTTGACGTTGTTCAGCGAGGCGGCCAGCACTTGCGCCGGGTCGCTCAATTTGTCCGGCAGGCCCAGCAACGCGCCAAAGCCCACCGTGATGGTATCGTTGCCTTCGTTGATGACCCAGCCCGCGCCGGTGATCGCCGTGATTTTGGCAAAGGCTTTGGTCCCGGCGACTGTGGAGCCCGCAGCAGGTGTGATCGTCTCGCTGATGGCGTTCCCGGCCAGGTCGGCGCCGACGACAGTGATTGTTCCGCTCGTATCCCCGGCGCCGACCGCGGTTTGCGACACCGTCACGTTTCGCGCGCCCACGTCCGGCGCGGTATGGGCCAGGGTATAAACGCCCACCTTCATGTTGGCCGTCGTGACGTAGTAGTCCACGTCGTCCACCACCGGCGAGCCCAGGTCGGCGCTGACGATGGCAAGCAACGTGGTGCGCTTGCCAGGTACGTCGGTCTGCGCCTGGCGAGGCCAGTTCGTGTTAAACGGATACAGATTCGCCATAATGCCCTCCTAGGCGGTCATGACCGCGAACGGGCAGCGGGTGGCCGCGTTGACGTTCATGCGGTTGATCGGGTTCGGAAGCGCAAAGCCCAGCCGCACGACGGCGCGCAGGGCGACCATGTCCTGCTGGGCCAGGTTGTAGACAATGTTCCCGGCTTGGTCCTGAATCACAGCCTGGTCCAGGATCTTGTAAGTCACGTCCTGGCGCATGGCATAGACCAGCTTCGACCAATCGCCCGAGTACAGCAGGCCGCTGCTTGCCACGATGGACCCGTTCAGCGGGAAGTAGATCGGCGCGCCGTCCAGGACATATTGTCCCGCTTCCTGCATCGAGCTGGAAAAGATCGGGTTGCCGTTGGTGTCGCGCACGCCGCGCAGCATCCCGCGCATCGAGACGTGAGCGATGTGGCCGGTGGCCATAAATCCATCGGCCTCGATCAGCATGAGCTGGCCGTCCGCGCCGGCGTCGTTCTCGGTCAGGATGGCCTGGTACAGATCGGCGTAGCCGGCCGCGCTGATGACGTGACCCGCGGCGGTGCATACCGCCACCAGGCCCGCAGCGCCCAGATTGGTCGTCCACGACGCCGGGATGCCCGTCCCGTACAACACCGCCTGGTCGATGGCCAGGCCCAGCGCTTCCTCGATCGAGGGGCGCACCTCGCCCCAGATGTCATAGTCGGCGTCGTCCAAGACGGCCTCAGGAATGGGCACGATGACGGCCAGTTCCTCGGCGTCGATATAGACGTTTTCCCAGGCGACGTCGGTGGTCTGCTTCAGGCCAGTGTCGCCGTCCACAAAGTAAGCGGTTGCCAGAGCGCTCATCACCGGCATTCGGCGCTGGGCGCGGCTCATGTTGGGCAACCGGCGCGCCAGGCGCATCACGGCGCTGGCCTGCGGTAGGTTGCTGAGGATCTCCGCGCTCACCTCTTCGGGAATGAGGGCCGCGGCCTCGGTCCGGCTGATTACAGAATTGTATGGCATGGTCAGAACCTCCTAATGTTCTGCATGGCGGCTACGGCGCTCGGCCCGCAGCTCGCCGGATGAATTCGTTCATGCCGCCCGTTGTGGGCGGCGCTTGGGTGCCGGACCCGGCGTTTCCGGCGGGTGGCCGGCGGGCGGTAGTGAATAGCTCGGGGTAGGACTCTTTGAGCGCCTGCCAGTTGACCCGGCCCTGGCGGTCAAACATCTCGTCTTGCACCGCCACCAGGTAGGCCAGCTTGAGGTTGGCGACGCCTGCCGCGTGGGCATCCTCGTAGAATGATGCCCGTCGGTCGGCCTCGGCGGCCTCGTCAGCCAGGTGCGTCAGTTGCTGTTCCATCTCGGAACCCTTTTCCGCCTGCCTGGCTGCGTCTCGCAAGTCCTTTTCCAGGCGGGCTCGAGCTTCTCGCTCGCTGCTGAGCGCTGACTTGAGGCCTTTGGTGTGGCCATCCAACAACGTTTTGACCTCGTCCGGTTGCTGGTCCAGCCACGAGTCAAACTCCAATGGCGTGGTCGACTCCGGGAGCGTCTCGCTTCCCGGCTGTTGATTCGTTTGCGGATTTTGTTCTGGCATCTCGCCTCCTAGTTGCTGGGCTTCCCGCCCGCGTAGTAATTCTTGGCGTCGTCTCCCAGAATGGCGCGGAGACTCCGCTCGTATCGGTGGCTGCCCCACTTCTTGTTGTAGGAACGGCCCACAAGCTTGGCCAGGGTGAACTTCCCTTCTGTCCAGGCTTTGTATTTGGCCGGACCCAGGATCTTGAGCTGTTCAGCGGGATCGAGCTTGTCAAACAGGTCCGATCCCTTCTCAATTTCCACCCGCGTTTCAGGGACCCCACTCAGGTCGACACCCAGTTCTTTTCCCAGCTCCGCCAAAGGTTTGGTCTTGGGCACCATCGCGCACCGGCCGTTCGGATGGTCGTCCAGGATCTCGGTAATGGGGTGCTCTGTCCCGTGCATTGCCCAGCACGCGGCGCACGTCCGGTTGTCCAGCCCGCAGTGCCAGATCCAGCCCTCGACCACATTCGCGTTGGCCTCATACGCTCGCCGAGTCGATTCCCGATAAGCCCGCATCGTTTCTGTCCGGGCAATCCGCAGCGCCCGCGCCAGGTCACCGCCCAACGCCTGCCGGATATCCCGCGCCGTGTCCCTCGGGCTTTTACCCAGCGCCAGCCCGGTAATCAGACCTTCCTTCACCGCCTCTGCCGCGCTGGCCCCCAGTTCTGCCAGCAGGTCAAACAGCGGCGAGCCGCTCTGTGTGAACCCGATCAAGTCTTCCAGGGCCGCTGCGGGCAATCGCTGAAAGTTGATCTGTGCCGCTACGGTCTCCCCGTAAGCCGCCTCAATCATCGCCGCCGCGTGCCTTTGCGCCGCCTGGGTCGCTTCCCATTGTTCTACCCGGATGCTCGTTTCGGCCCACCGGGCATAGGCCGCCAGCTCTGCCTCTACCTGCCGTTGTAGAGATTGTAACCGCCCCAATTGAAACACCCAGGCCGGGCTGGTCGCCTCTCCCGCGGCGGCAGCCGCATAGTACTGCCTGGTCAGCTTGTCGATCTCGGTCTTGAGCGCCTTCCAGATCTGGCCGTAGCGCCGGACCATCTCGGTCGTGGCGGCCCGGTCCCGGCGCAACAGGTCTCGGCGGAATCGGTCGGCGGTCCGAAAAATGTCAGGCACTTACTGCCCCCTCTCAAATGCGGTCAAGAGCCGCTCGCCCAGTTGCTCAGAGGTAACCAGTTGCTGGGCGGCGTCTTCCTCCAGTTGCTGGAGTTCGGCCGGGGTCCATCCTTCCCGGCGCAGAGTCGTAACCAGCGGGACGCCGGCCGCTACGGCCAGGGAGCGCGCCTGCGCCTGGGTCAGCGGCGGGACGGTCTCGGGCTCGGCAAAAACGGGCGTGATGTCGTCGGGATCCACGACAATGCCGGCGTCCAGCTCCAGGAGGAACTGGCCAATGGCCTGCCAGACGGGCGCAAAGCGCTTGATCAGCTTGCCGACCTTCTTGTTAAGCGGCGCTTCCATCGAGATCAACGCCTCGCCGGAGGGGTCGCCGCCTTGAGCAAAAAAGTAGTGCTTGGGCGTCCGGGTGATGATACCCAGACCTCGGGCCAGGTTGTCGATAGCGCTCAGGTAGTTGGACAGGTCAGTGGGAGCGAACTCGCCGACCTGGGTCTGCTGGCCCGCGCCGTCGCCGGCCGGGATGTCCCAGATCTCGTTAGGAGCATTGCGGAGCTTGCCGCGCACGTCAGCGGTTGAGATGATCCAGCGCTGGCGAAAAGCGCCGTACTCGGCCGCGACCATCATGTCGATCAGGAGTTTGTTGATCCCGTTCTGGAGTGGAATCACATTGGCCAGCTCGGAAACAGGTGACCGGCCTGTTCGCAAATGAAACACAGGCACTCGACCGTAAGGGTTGGGCGCTGTGGGAGGGTCGGCGGGTTCAAAGGAATTGGCGCTGGAGACGTTCTCCGCCTTGCCCGCGCTGACATAATATTCCAGGCGGTCGGGGAAATAGAGAGTGATGCGGCGTCGGCCCTCGTCATCATCCCACCACTTGGCCGCGCTGGCCACGCGCTTGGGGTTCTCAGCGTCGTAGAACACATGGCACAGGCGCGGGTCGTTGTAGTAGCATTGGACCTGGTCCTGGTCGTCGGGCCAGACAATGATAAACGACTCGCCGCAGACCAGAGCAGCCTGGTGCGCGTCCATAGCGTCCAGGTCCAGGCTTGCCGACGCCCAGATGCGGGCCAGCGCCTCCTGGGCGGCCTCATCCTCAATGCCCAGGCCGCTCAGCTCGATCCGATCGTCGGCGGCGTCTATCACCACGGCGCACCAGTTTTGGGTGAATCGAGCGTCCAGATCGCGGAAGATCTCCTCGAGGCGCTTGTTGGTGTAGACCAGCGGATGGATACCGCGATAGTAGTCCCACAGCCGGCTGTATGGCAGCCGCTTGGCCTCCAGGGCCGCATACGCTCGCTTGAGTTCGTCAGTTGCCATTCCGTCTCCTGTCCCTGGGAAATCGCGCCTACGCCACCGCCCGCGTCACATCTGCCGGTATGACAAACGTACCTTCGGTCTTCGTCTTGACTATCGTCGCGTCGATCATTTGCACGTCGTAGTGGTGGCCACCCGATGGCTTTAGTTTTGCCGTCGCCGAGGCCGCCAGATTCACCGTAATGTTCCCCGCTGCTTCATCGTCGACAACCAGGCTCCCATCGCCCGCCGTCGCCAACGCGCCGTTCAGCCGCAATAGACCATCATCTAGCCCGCTCGCGTTTTTCCGGATGCGGATAATCGCCTCGTCGTCGCTGTCGTTTTTGGACCGCTTCACCGTGAAATCCAGCGACACATACCCCGCCAGCGAGCCCAGACCCGTCAGACTCACACTCAGCGAATCGCCCCGATGCGCCGTGATCGTATCGCCCGACAGCGCCGCCTCGATCTCCGCCGCCGTCATCGTCAGCGTGCGCGTCCCGTATGCCCAGACCCCCGCAGCGTCCAGGTCGTTCAGCGCCGCGATGCTCGCCGGGATGTCCGTCCCCGTATTGACCAGGATGGAATCGACGACACCGGCCACCACGTCCACGCTGGCCTGGGTCGCGAGGTCGTCAATCACCTGCACGTCAGCCGTGATGTGAATGGCCTGATCCAGCCATTCTCCACCGACTACGTCGTGAAACTGTACCGTCCGGTCCACGCCCGCCATCTCGGCGGCTGTCAATTCAACCTTGACCTGCGTACCACCGGCAGGCGCGACGGTCGGCAAATTAGCCAGGTTCGCAAACGCCCCGCCCGCAAGCGAGATTTGCGCGTCGCCAGCGGCCAGCGTAGGATTGGCCTTGAACAGCGTCGTATCTGCCGCGTCTACCAGTTCTGTGTAGAACGTAAACGCCACACCCTGT